ATGGACTATCTGCGTAGGAAGAGCGACGGCCGATGGGTCGTCCGCGTCGTCGTCCCGGAACGCCTTCACGCGATCGTCGGACAGAAGCAGTTCGAGCGCGCCGTAGGCCGCGACCCGCGAGCCGCCCAGAAAAAAGCATATCCGCTCATTGCCGACTTTCAGCGGCAGATCGCGCGGGCAGAGCGCCAGCTTGAACTTCAAGGCGGCGCCGACGCCAGTCGCCCTAAACGTCGCTTCAGCCTCGCCGAGATCGCCCAAGCCCATTACGGCGAGGAACTGGCGATCGATGACAGTATCCGGAATGATCCCGAGCTTTACGCCGACCTCTCATGGTCGCGCCTAGTCCGGATAGCAAAACTCAAGCAGCTCGTGGCCGGCGCCTGCTCATCATATGACGCGGCTGCTCTGATCGGATGGGCTGTGGATGACTTCGCCAATCGTGAAGGCCGCGAGATCGCTCAAGGCACCATTGAGTGGCACAAGATCGCGCGCATGCTCGCCCAAGTGCAACTTGAGATCATCGAGCGCCAGACTGAGCGCGACACCGGCGATTATAATGGCCTCCCCGCCCTCCCCGTCCTGAAGCAGCCAATTGAGGTTCTTGAGCCCGAACCGGAGCCGCTTAAGCTCCAAGACCTGTTCGAGGCCCATTTCCGCGAGCTAGACATTCAGGGCGCGGGCGCCGAGGCGAAGCGCAGATGGCAACCTGTCTTTGATGACCTTCGCGCCTTCCTGAAGCATAGCGACGCCCGACGAATCACCCCTGAGAAGCTGGACGAGTGGAAGGAAAACCTGATGGGCCGGCTCAAGCCGAAGACCATCAAAGATGTCTACTTCGCTGCCGTGCGCGCGGTGCTCCGCTCGGCTGTGAAGGCCCGAAAGCTGCCCTCCAATCCTGCCGCTGACCTCACCATCAAAGTCGCCAAGCCCAAGCTCCCGCGCGAGAAGGGCTTCAATGACGATGAGGCAATCGCCGTGCTGAAGGCCGCGACTGCGTATCGCTCCAAGCTGTCCGATAACCCCTCGAATCAGGAGCATCCGAAGACCGAGGCGGCGAAACGTTGGGCGCCGTGGCTTTGTGCCTACACCGGCGCACGCATTGCTGAGATGACGCAGCTTCGCGGCGAAGACGTAACGACCAAGGACGGCATTCACTACCTGCGAATCACGTCCGACGCCGGCAGCGTGAAGAGCGGCCAATATCGCGACGTGCCCTTACACCCGCATCTGATCGAGCTTGGCTTCCTCGATTTCGTGAAGGCGTCCGGTTCGGAACCATTGTTCTACAAGCCGATACCCGACCGGACGAACGAGCACCCATGGCACTCCGTTGCCCGCCGCGTCTCGGATTGGATTCGCGACCTAAAGATCGTCGACCCGAGGGTGGCGCCGAACCATGGCTGGCGCCATCGCTTCAAAACGGTCGCGGTTGAGGTAGGCATGAACACCCGCGTCATGGACGCGATCCAAGGCCATGCCAGCCGCACGGCCGGCGAGCACTATGGCGATGTGACGCTGAAGGCCCGCAAGATCGCGATCTACATGTTGCCGGAATATGATCTCAAGCCGAGGACGTAAGCGACTTCCGCAACGGGTCGCAGGCGGACAGAATGACGCTGGGAAGGGTCAGAAGGCGCCTTTAACCAATCTGGCGCACGATGAGATGTCTTAACCGGAGAGAAAATTGATATGGCACTAATCTATATAATTGATATGGTTTTTATATTTGCATCTTCATACTTGCTGATGTTTGTGTTTATAGAAATCAAGCCTTGGATCGGCGTTCTGACGATATTCTTTGCCGCATGCGCCCTGCATTTTGCTTTATACTATGTGATAAAGCCAAAATAAATTTCCGCAACGCTGCATATTGCGGCGGTTGTTACGCGGCGATGGAATGTCGGCAAAGGGTCGAGAGCGGAAGCTTAAGCCCCGCGCAAACATAAGACCATCATCCTATTTTTAGGATGATAATCTCATTTCTTATTGCCCTGCGAATCCGAGCATGAGACAATAAGCACCAGTTGAACTGGTGTGAGTTGCGTAGTGTTCGGCGGTCTGTTCGGCAGCAAGAAGAAATCTCTCAACACTGGCTCGGATCAGAAAGCTCTTACGCTGACTGATCCAGCCGCATTTGAGCTGTTCGGATCGCTGCCGACCGCGTCAGGCGTATCAGTTACTGCGCATTCCGCACTTCGCGTTCCAGCCGCTCTTCAGGCCGTGCGGCAGATCGCCGAGACTGTCGGCTCCATTCCTTGCAAGCTCTATCGCGACGCTGACGGCAGCAAAGAAGCCGCGAAGGATCATGCCGGCGATCGGCTGACCCATAACCGCGTCAACGGCTGGACCAGCGCCGGCCATCTCCGCACCCTGCTTACGACCGACGCCCTGCTTCATGGCGCCGGCTATGCCCATGTAGTCCGCACTGGCGACGGGCGCCCCTACGAGATCAACCGCCTTGCTCCTGGCACCGTGCAGCGCCGTTTCCGGGATGACGGCGAACCCTTTTACACCGTCACCGATGCCGAGCGCCGGCAGCGTGATCTTCCCTTCCGCGACGTGCTTTACATCCCGGCCTTCGGTGACACGTCGCCGGTGCAGCTCGGCAAGGAAGCCATCGGTGTATCTATGCTGTTGGAACGCCACGCCGCGCAGTTCTTCGGCTCTGGCGCCCGCCCGGCTGCCGTCCTCTCGAATGAGAAGCCGCAGGGCGGGGAACAGGGCGCCACGACGATCAGCAATATCCGAAAGTCGTTCCGCAACTGGCTCGCCGGTAGCAGTAGCGATCCCCTGATTTTGGATGCCGGCTGGAAATACGAGCAGCCGGCCATGACCTCGACCGATGCCCAGTTCCTTGAACATCGCCTTGAGCAGGTTCGCGAGATCGCCCGCATCTTCGGCGTGCCGCCTTCCATGCTGTTCGAACTAAGTCGGGCGACGTGGAGCAACGCGGAACAGATGGCCGCGAGCTTCCTTCAGCTCTGCCTTCGCCCTTGGCTGGACCGCTGGCAGGACGCCTACGCGACCGTCCTGCTCACCGAAGACGAGCAGGACGACCTCTACTTCGAATTCGTCATCGACGACCTTCAGCGCGCCGACGCTGCGGGCCGGGCCGAAATCTTCGGCAAGCTGGTCGCGATGCGCGCCATGACGCCGAACGAGGTTCGGGCCGCGATGAACCTGCCGGCGATCGAAGGCGGCGATCAGCTCGCCAATCCCTACACCACAACCGGCCCCGCTGCCGGTTCGAACGACAATCCCAAACCCGACGAGGACGCCGCATGAGGCACGTCGCCTATTTCGGTGACGGCGAGCACGCCTTCGCCCTCACCGACCCCATGATTTTCGAGCTTGAGCGCAAGGCCGGCGTCGGCGCTGGCCTGCTCTATCAACGCAGCATGGGCGGCGCGTTCTTCCTCACCGATCTGATCGAGATCATCCGCCTCGGCCTCATCGGCGCCGAGATGGCCCCGGCTGAAGCTCAGCATCTTGTCGACACCTACGCGACCGGCCGCCCGATCATGGAGATCGCGCCCCTCGCCCTCGACATTCTCGAATCCCGGTGGAGCGGCAAGGCCGTCGCCGACGAAGATCAGGACAACGCTGATGACTGAGCGTTTGAACGTCACGACGGCGGAGCACACGACGGCTGAATGGACCCCGACCGGCGAGACCATGTTGCAGCTTGAGGCCGCAGCTCTCAACGCCAAGGTTCATGCACAGGTCCGCGTCAGCCCTTCGGCGCCGTGGATGACCATCGGCACGGTCGCGTCCCTACCCTCTGATCTGGATCGCATCATCCGCCTGCCGCGCTTCCCATCGATGCGGCTTGTCCTCACTGGCAACACGGCCGGCAGCGACGTGAAGGTGTGGGATAACGAATGACCGACCGGCTCGAATTCAAGGCCGCGCTCGCCGTTGACGATGCCGGCGCTATCACCGGCACTGCCTGGCCCTTCGGCTCTCCTGATCGCGTTGGTGACGTGATCGAAAAGGGCGCCTTCGGCACTCCCTCCCGCCTCCCGATGCTGTTCGCGCACGATCAGGCGCAGGCCATCGGCGTTTGGGATTCCATCACCGAAACCGACGCCGGTCTCACCGTGAAGGGCCGGCTTCTGGTGGAAGACGTGCAGCGTGCACGCGAGGTTCGGGCGCTTGTGCAGGCTGGTGGTGTGTCCGGCCTCTCAATCGGCTTCGTCAGCCAAAAGGCCACGGCCCGCGCTCGCGGTGGCCGAATCATCAACAAGCTCGACCTGCATGAAATCTCCATCGTCGCCGTTCCCTGCCATCCCGGCGCGACCATCACCTCAATGAAAGCCGCGACGGATGGCCCGGCACCTGAACAGGAAGTCAAAATGGAACCCGAAGTGAAGACTGAGACCAAAGAAGCCCCGGCGATCGACCAGAAGGCGTTCGACGCCCTTCAGGCCCGCCTCGACAAGCTGGAAGCCAAGGCCAATCGCCTGCCGGCCACTGCGAACGATAACGCGCATAACGACAACCTTGACACCAAGGCATTCGACGCCCTGCTTCGTCGTGGCGAGCGGCGCCTTGAGGCAGATGAGCAGAAAGCCCTTGTCGTCGCGAACGATGGCGCTGCCGGCTATCTGGCCCCGACCGAATACGGCAGCGAGATTCTGAAGAAGCTCGTCGAGTGGTCCCCAGTTCGTCAGTATGCCCGCGTCGTCACGGTCGGTGGCAAGGAGATCAAGTATCCCCGCAAGGTGTCCGGCGCGACGGCTGTCTGGGTCGGTGAGACCGAAGACCGCACCGCCTCGACCATGGCTTTCGAGCAGGTCACGCTCACGCCGCACGAGCTGGCGACCTTCACCGACATTTCGAACGCGCTGCTCGAAGACAACGCCTATGACCTGCGCGGCGAGTTGATCGCCGATTATTCGGAAGCGTTCGGCAAGGCCGAGGCGAGCGCCTTCGTTTCCGGCGACGGCACCGGCAAGCCCAAGGGCATTATGGCCGCTACCGGCCTCGCCGAGATCAAGACCGGCGCCGCTGCCAATCTCGGCACCGACCCGGCTGCGACCATCATCGGCATGTATCATGCGCTTCCGGGCGTTCACGCGCAGAACGGCGTGTGGATGATGAACCGCAAGACGCTCGCCGCGCTGCGCGTGCTGAAGGACGGCAACGGCCGGTTTATCCTGGTCGATCCGATCTCGGCCGGTATGCCGACCACGCTGCTCGGCCGTCCGATCGTGGAAGCGATCGACATGCCGGATGTTGCTGCGAACGCCTTCCCGATCCTGTTCGGCGATCTTCAGGGCTATCGGATCGTCAACCGGCTGGACCTCAACATCCTGCCCGATCCCTACAGCCTTGCCGCGAAGGGTCAGGTTCGCTTCCACGCCCGCGCTCGCGTCGGCGCGGACGTGACGCACCCCGACCGCTTCGTGAAGCTGAAGGTCGCGGCGTAAGCCATGACGGCGCGCAATGAGATCGTTCTGGAACACGGCAGCAATGCCGTGATCCTGCGCCCGTCTCTGCGCGCCGCATCACAGCTCGAACGGCTGCATGAGGGCTTCCCTGCCCTCTTCCGGCGCGTGACCGAATTCGACCTCGGCACGATCTACAGCATCATCCGCACCGCAGCGACCGACCGCAAAGACGCCGCTACGTTCCTCGCCGCGACGTCACGCCTTCCCCTTTGCAGCGTTGTCGAGATCATCCAGGCGCCAGTCGCGTCTCTCTGCCTCAAGCTCATTCCGGCTGATGACGCCGACGACCAGAAGCCCGCGCCGAACGCAAAACCCGTTCCGTGGCCCAAGTTCTTCCGCGACATCTTCGGCATCGCAACCGGCTGGCTCGGCTGGACGCCTGAAGCAGCATGGAACGCCACGCCGACCGAGATCACCATCGCCTACAAGGCTCACGTCGCAATGCTGCGCGCGATCCATGGTGCAGCAGAGGCCGAGCCAGAAAGCCAGCTCGATCCGAACGGCAAGCTCGATCGCAACGGCCTCGACAAGCTGCGCGGCAAGGGGCGCCTGCGCTGATGGGCAAGCCTCCCCGCATCTGCTCTTGCGGCAAGATCCTCGCCCATGGCGTTCGCTGCGAATGCCAGATCAACGCGACCCGCGAACGTAACGCCCGTCATGATCGTCGTCGCCCGCCTGCTCGCGAGCGCGGCTATAATCATCTTTGGCGCAAAGCCCGCCTCGAATACCTCGCCGAGCATCCACAATGCCGCATGTGCAGCGAGCCAGCGACCACGGTCGACCACATCGTCCGGCACCGTGGCGACCGTGCGCTCTTCTGGTCGCGAGCCAATTGGCAAAGCTTATGCACGCGCTGCCACTCTTCGGTGAAGCAGCGCATCGAACGTAAGCCCCGCCGATGACAGCCGCCGAAGCCCGCGAGATCGACCGTCTCGAATTCGAGGCCGAGCGTGCAGCTATCCGGCAGCGCGCCTTAGCCATCGTCCAAGCTCATAAGGCTCAGGCAAAGGCTCGCGCCGAAGCGCTCGCATCGCTTTCGCCTCAAACCATTCAACCGCAACCCGCGCTCAATTCATTCAACTGCGCACCCGTTGGGCCGAGGGGCAAAGTCTACACCCATGCCGGCCTCACATTGCCATTGAAAGAATGGGCCGGTCGCCTTGGCGTGCCGATGCCGCGCCTCGCATATCGCCTTCGTCAGGGATGGCCGCTTCACGAAGTGCTGACCTCGCAGAACCATCGAGGCAAAGGTCGCCCTGGGGGGGTGGTCGCCGACTTAGGCCCTATCGAGGGGACCGGCGCGAGGAGCACCGCGCAAGAGATGTTCTAAATAGACTTTTCAAAATGTGATATACTATTTCCATGAGTAGCGTATCAGTAAGCCTTGCCAAGTCCCATATGAACATTGTCGGCGATGCCGATGATGAGCTTATTCAGCTCTATGCTGACGCGGCCGAAACCTATCTCGGCAATTACATCGGCAAATCGATCGCCGATCTCAATCCCGTTCCGGCAGATCTGAAGCTCGCCGTTCTTCGGCTCGTCGCGTTCTATTACGAGAACCGCGAGGCCGTTTCCTTCGGCGATGCGATGCGTCTGGCACCTTATGGCGTGCTCAGCATCGCGAACTCCTACCGCGAACGGTGGTTCGGGGAGGATGCGGCGTGAGTGACAACGGTCTGGACCGCATGAACCGGCGCTTCGCTGCCGTGCTCCGCAACATCAAAGAGGTGGTTGAGCCCGCGCTTGTGAAGTCTGGCGACGAGCTTGCTGGCGCAATCAGGCAGCTCGCGCCAGAAGATACCGGCGATCTGAAGGGCAGCGTCGCCGTCACCTCTCCCGGCCAGTCGACCCCGCCTTACAGCCAGCCGGGCGGCTCGCGTGTCGCAAAGGATAGCGAGGTTCTGGTCACGGTCGGCAACGTCGCCGTCCGGTATCCCCACCTTGTCGAATACGGCACCGCGAACAGCCCGGCGAAGCCCTATTTCTGGCCCGCTTTTCGACTGCTTCGTAAGCGTCTTCAGAACCGGACGAAGCGCGCCATCAGTAAGGCCGTTCGGGATGGGTGGAACAACCCATGACCGAGCCGTCTGTCGCCGTCCAAGCCGCTCTGCATGCCCGCCTGATCGCTGATCCGGCCGTGACTGCGCTTGTTCCGGCCGAGAACATCAGCGACCGCAGCACCGCCCCGAACGTCTTCCCGTCGATCATCATCGGCGAGGCCGTGACGCTCTACAGCGATCGCTATGACAGCTTCCACGAGAGCGTCTCGGCCACACTGCACGTCTGGACGGAAGAGCCCGGCCTTGTGCAGGCCAAGCTGATCGCAGGCGCCATCCGCACCGCCCTGCGCGAGGCCCCTTGGACCGTCGCCGGCCACGTCTGCCACGGCATCACCATGTCGAGCGGTCGCTTCCTGCGCGACCCCGATGGCGAGCACGGCCACGCCGTTCTGCATGTCGACGCAATCCTTCAGGAGCGAGCAGCAGCATGACCGAGATCGAAGACAACACGCCCTCGCAAATTCCCAACGGTTGGGAATTTGGCGACGTGTGGCCCGAGGCTCAGCCGATCGCTGTCGATCTTCAGCCCTCGCCAGCGCCGCAGTGCGGCTTCGAGCAGGGTATTTTCGGGGAGTTCTTCCCGTGATCGCCGCCGGCAAACTTGACCGCTCTATTCGCATCGAACGAGCTCACCGTGCGCCCGGCTATGCCGGTGCCGAGACAATCGTCTGGACAAGCGTGGCGACGGTTCCAGCCGAGCTGATGCAGGCAGAGACTGTCGAGGCGGCTGAAGCCAAGGGCGTGCGGTCGACCGAGGCCCTGACGTTCAAAATCAGGTTCATCGGCATCACCTCCGACGACCGGCTCATCTATGAGGGCCAGCCGCTCAACATCGTCCGCGTCCGCGAGCTTGGCCGTCGCCGCGCCCTTGAGATCACGGCGAAGGCGTAACCATGGCTCAGCGTCAAATCATCCTGCACGGCCGGCTTCGCGAGCAGTTCGGCGAGAGCTTCTGCTTCGACGTGGACACCGCTGGCGAGGCTCTGCGCGCCCTTCACGCCAACTTCCCCGACAGCTTCCTCGAAAGCCTTCAGGAAGGCAGCTACTACATCATTCGCGGCGACGAAGAGACCGGCTTCCCGCTGGAGGAAGAACACCTCAACAGCTTCCGGCTCGGCAGCGCTGATCTCCACATCATCCCTGCCGTGGAAGGCTCGCAGGGCGGCGGGGGACGCGGCAAGGGCGGCGTGAAGGCCATTCTCGGCCTAGCACTGATCGGCGTCGCGACGTTCATGTCGGGTGGTCTCGCAGGCGCCGGCCTCGCTGGCTTTGGTCAAACGGCCGTCGCCATCGGCGCGATGAAAATCAGTTGGGGAACCGTCGCCCTGTTCGGTCTCGCCATGGCCGTTTCTGGCGCGTCTTCGATGCTCTCGCCGAAGGAAAAGCCGAAGGAAGAAACGAAGCGCGACGACAGCTTTTCGTTCTCTGGCCCGACGAATGTGAATGAGCAGGGCAACCCTGTTCCGCTGATCTACGGGCGCGTGATGACAGGTGGAATGCCGATCTCGTCCGGCATCGACATCGAGAGTATTGGCTCAGGCTCAGCATCCAGCACAGGCGGCTATGGCTCCGGTATCCCCGGCTATAACGAGATTCAGTGGAACGACATCAACGTCAAGGTCCGCAACACGCTGAACGGTTTCGCGTGACGCATCTTCGCGGCATAAAGCCGGCCCTCTCCCCTGATCGCGAGCCTCTGAAGAAGGCGCCATCTGCTCCGAAGTGGATGACGGCAGAGGCGCGCGCCGAGTGGAGGCGTGTTCTGCCGCAATTGGTCGCGCGCCAGATCATCACCGAGGCGGACCTTGCCGGCGTCGAGAGCTACTGCGCTGCCGTGGGAGCGGCCAATCAGATCGCGAAGATCATGCAGGCGATGCCGGTCCCCGATCTTAAGCTCGGCGGGCTGCAAATCCGCTACATGATGACGGCCACGCGCCTCGCCGCTGAATATGGCCTGACCCCGACCTCGCGCGCCCGCGTCGGCAGCAATGCAGCCGATGACGATGACGACGACAACCCGCTGGCGGTGCGCTGATGGCGAGCACCTATCCCGCGTGGATCTTCGACGGCAGCCCGATCGACGACCCGTTCGGCTACGGCGAGCGAGCGGTGCAGTTCTTGCGGCGCCTGAAGCATCCGAACAGCACGGCGCCTAAGCACGCATTCCAACTTTTCGACTGGCAGGAGCGCATTGTTCGCCGCATCTATGGCCCGCGCCATCCTGACGGCCGGCGCATCGTCGAGACGGTGTTCTGGATGATCCCGCGCGGCAACAGGAAGACCAGCCTCGCGGCTGCGCTGGCGTTGCTTCATACCATCGGCCCCGAGCGCGTTCCGGCCGGTCAGGTGATCTTCGCCGCATCCGACCGCGAGCAGGCAGGGCTTGGCTTCAAGGAGGCCGCAAACATCGTCCGTATGGATAAGCGGCTCGTCGCCGCGACCCGCATCTATGACGCTCACAACTCCGCAAAGAAGATCGCCTTTCCAGCTCAGAGCGTCGAGCTACAGGCAATCTCTAGCGATGGCGCGGCTCAGCACGGCAAAACGCCGAGCTTCGTCTTGGTCGACGAGATTCACGTCTGGAAAGGCCGTGACCTCTGGGAAGCGCTCAAGTCCGGCATGGTCAAGACGAGCGGCACGCTCATGGTCATCGCCACGACTGCCGGGCGCGGCTCCGAGAACATCGGCTTCGACCAATACGACTATGCCCGGCGCGTAGCTCTCGGCGAGATCGACAATCCCGCCTATCTGCCGATCATCTTCGAAGCTGATCCGGCTGCCGATTGGCAGGACGAAGCGGAATGGCACCGCGTGAATCCCGGCCTAGCTCATGGCTTCCCGAACCTCAACGCCCTGCTCACCGCAGCGAAAGAGGCCGAGCACCGCCCGGCCGATCGCTACGCCTTCCTTCAGTTCAACCTCAATCGGTGGATGGCGCACTCGCGCGACCCGCTCTTTGACATGGACGTTTATGACGAGGGGCGGATCGATCTCGACCTCGCCGATCTCGCGAGCCTGCCCTGTTTCCTCGGCGTAGACATGGCGATCAATGGCGATCTTGCAGCCGTTGTCGCCGCGTGGCGTCACGATGACGGCCGGATCACGATCGCGCCATGGTTTTTCGCGCCTGCCGATGATCTCGCTGGCCGTGCCCAGCGCGACGGCGTGCCGTATGAGCAGTGGCGCGACGAAGGCTACCTCATCGCCATTCCCGGCCCGGTGATCGAGCCGAGCGTCGTGGAAGACCATATTCGCGAGCTGTGCGCTTCGAATGACAACGTGCAGGAGATCGCCTTCGATCCGCACCTAGCACGCATGACCATGCAGCGCCTTCACGATGACGGCTTGCCCGCGATCGAGATGAAGCAGGGTCCGCTCACGATGGGGCCGGCGATCGGCACCCTTGAGCGGTTCGTAAACGGCCGGCTGCTTCGCCACGGCGGGCACCCGGTTCTTCGCCATCACTTCGATAGCGTCGTCGCCAGCCGGAACGACACCGGGCTTGTCCGTATGCACAAGGGCAAGAAGACCGACCGCATTGACGGCGCCGTTGCGGCTGCAATGGCCGTCGCCCGCGCCGCGATGAACGACAATCGGCGCTCGATCTTCGACCTCGACGACGATGAATTCGACCGGCTCGCACCGGCAGCAGCATAGGAATAGAGAATGGCCGGTGAGGCAGAACAGCTTGTCGTAAGCCTAGAAGCGCGCATCCGCGACTTTGAGCGCAATTTCCAGCGTGCGAACCGCGTTGCGAACGACAATTTCGGCCAGATCGAGCGCCGAGCCCGCGTCGCTGGCAAGAACCTCGAAACGACCATGGCGACCAGCACGAATGCCATGTCGCGCAGCTTGGACGGCTTCGGCAGGATCGCCGCTGGCAAGATTGGCGCGGCGTTTGCCGCAATCACAGCCGGCGTCGGCTTGAACGAGATGCGGAAAGCGGCCGACGAGTTCACCAAGATCCAGAACACGCTGCGCGTTGCCGGCGTCAGCAACGCCGACCTTCCGGCGACCTTCGACAAGCTGTTCGCGTCGGCTCAGCGCAACGCCGCGCCGCTGGAATCGCTTGCTACGCTTTACGGCCGCGTCTCGGCCGCGCAAACGACCTTGAAAGCGACCGGCGCTGAAGTCATGCAGGTGACGGATATCACCGCCCAGGCGCTTCGCGTGTCCGGCACGTCAGCGAAAGAGGCGCAGGGCGCCTTGCTTCAGCTTGGGCAGGCCCTCGCGGGCGGGAAGATTCAGTCCGAGGAATTCAACAGCTTGCTTGACGGCATGCGCCCGCTCTTGCAAGCCGCTGCTTCTGGCATGCAGGAAGCGGGCGGCGACGTGGCGAAGCTCACGGCGCTTGTTCGCGATGGAAAAGTTTCCAGCGAGGCGTTCTTCCGCGCGATCCTCGCCGGTGCGCCCATCCTCGAGGAACAGCTCGCCGGCTCTGTCACCACGACCGAGCAGGCGATGCAGCGCCTTCAAAACGAGTTCACGAAGGCGGTCGGCGAGTTCGACAAGGCGACGGGCGCCAGTGCTGCCCTTGCCGGCGCGATTGATGGCCTCGCCGGTAGCATCGGCGGGATTGGCACGGCCGCTGCCGGCGCCGTCAACGGCGTGCAGGCGCTTATCGCTAAGGTCGGCGAGCTTGCGCAGGCCCACGCTGGCGCGCAGCGCGCCGCTGCCCTCACTTATCAGGACGAACGCGCCGCCCGCGTCGCCCAGGCCCGCGAAATGGGGCTGGCGAATTCCGGTGGCCGGGAGAAGCTTGCCTCTGAGCGTGCCGCTGCCGATGCGGCCGCGAATGCTGCTTCCCGGCAGGCCGTCTCGGGCTTCCGTCAGTCCGAAATCGACTTCGCCAACCGTCTCACCACGACGACCCTGCCGCCTGCGCGGCCGAAAGGCGCCGGTAGTGATATCAAGCCGATCAGCCTGAAGAATTACGCCGTCCCCGGCGACAGCAAGGGAGGTGCCGGCGGGGGCGGTGGTGGTGGCTCCGGTGCCGAGAAGCAGAGCCGCTTTGATCGCGACCTTGAAGTAATCCAGCGTCGGACCCGCGCGCTGGAACTTGAGGCCAGAATGGTCGGCAAGGGTCGCGAGGAAGTCGAAAAGTCCAAAATCGCCCTTCAGCTTGAAGAGGCCGCGAAGCGCGATGGCGTCACGATCAATGACGACATGCGCCGCTCAATCGACGCTGCCGCGCAGGGTTACGCGAGCGCGAAGATGAGGGCGGAAGACCTCAAAACCGCGCTGGACGGCGTGAAGGATGCGCAGAAGTTCTTCGCGCAGGAAGTGACGGACGGCCTCGTCGACATGATCGTGGAAGGCAAATCCGCGACCGAGGTTATTCAGGGTCTGGCCAAGGCGCTTTTGAAAGCAGCCTTGCAGGGCGCATTGATGGGCAGTGGCCCGCTCGGCTCGCTATTCGGGGGCGGTGGATCGGGCGTCGGCGGCGGGCTGCTCGGCATGTTGGCGAAGGGCATCTTCGGCTTCGCGAGCGGCGGATTTACCGGCCACGGCAGCAAATACGAGCCGGCCGGCATCGTGCACAAAGGCGAGGTTGTGTGGTCCCAGGCTGATATTCGCCGGGCCGGTGGCGTCGCGACCGTTGAGGCGATGCGGCAGGGCTTCCGGGGATATGCCGATGGCGGCTTCGTCGGCGCCGCACCGATCGCAGCCCCTGCTCTGCCGGCCGCTGGCATCGGGAGCGTGCAGAACATGAGCAACGTGACGCAGAACGTGAACGTCACCGTGCAGGGCAGCACCGGCGATGCGAAGAAGGACGCTGCCTACGCCGACCAGATCGGCAAGCGCGTGAAGGATGAATTGCGAGCGCTTGTAGGGTCTGAGATTCGCCAACAGCTCCGACCCAACGGCCAAATCAGGGAGGCCATGCGATGAGCCTCCCGATCTTCACCCCGCCGTATGCGCCGACGACGAACGAGAACACGCCCGAGGTAAAAATCCTCAAGGCCGAGTTCGGCGACGGCTACACGCAGGAAGGCGGCGACGGCATGAATAACGTGCGCGATATCGTCCGCGTCCAATGGGCGACCCTCTCGGCAGACGAAGCCAGCGAGATCGAAGCATTCTTCAAGGCTAGGAAGGGCTATGAGCGCTTTCTATACCGGCTCTCGGATTCAGCGTCAGAGTCTAAATGGAGCTGCGCAGAGTGGACCAGATCAAGAGGAACCCCAAACACGATAACAGCAACATTCCGGCAGGCGGTTGATATTTAGATCAATCTTATCTCACTAAACGTCAATATTTTGGTCCGCTAAACGTCAAGCCTCCTAATGCGAACGTTTTGAAAACAACGAAAACTGTGATATTCTTGTGAGAATGCGTTTCTTCAGGAGTATCAAGTGGCTTACGTCTCAAGTATCCCCATGCCTCACGCCCAGGCTGATCGCGCGCGACGGCTCGCCGCTCAGATGGAAATGAAGCTCGTCGATCTCGCCGCGTTGCTGGTCGATCGCGCTTACGAAGCGGAGTTCGGTGTTCGCCCGACCAGCATTCTCAAAAGGGGCGACGAGCTTTTGATTCCCCTTGGCGATGATCTGGTGCCGATCCCGGCTAGCCTCGCTGGCTCTGTCGCTGACGATATCCGGCGCGGCGTGTCCGACATTCATCTCGGCACGATCATCGATCTCGACACCCCGGCGATGCTGACGATCGAGCGCGCCCGGAAGGGCATCTTCATCTCGACCCTCGACGGCACTGGCATCCGTCACAAGCTGCCGACCAACGAGGCTCTGCGCCTCGCCGACGATCTGGCGCAGCACGCCGCAGCCTGAACGCGAAAAAAGCCCCGATCGCGACAACGACCGGGGCTCCAAGGAAAGCACGACACCGCTTCAAAGCATCGATGAGAAATAATACCTATCTTCCCCCGAAATTGCAAGCCGAAACGCCGTCGCTCATGGAGCGCGCGCGGCTCAATCTGCGTCGTCGTCAGGCCGAAAAAGCCGCGACTGCCAGCATACAGAATCGTAAATCCAGCGAAAATTCTGCCTGCGCTGTCAGCGACTTAGAGCGCCAGACTTTAGTTATAGTCCCCTCCTCTTCCTCTACGCCTATCCCTACGCCTTCCCCTCTGTCCCATAGCGATATGCTCAAGAGGATCAGGGAAGCGAGAGCACGCTACACCCCTAGCCCTCAGTATCGGGGTAAGCAGAAGACGAAGCAGGAGAACCGGGAGCGAGCAGAACGCTGCCTCCCTCCCCGTTGGGATAGGCTGAGCGAAGCTGAGAAGGCCCCTCACTACGCCCAAGCCATCCTTGAAGCCGGCAACGCTGTCTCTGTCTCGATCCTCTTCAGTCAGCGACTCCTAGAACGCGCAGGGAAGGCTCAGGACGGCGTCTTTCAGCTTCTGCGCCGCAGAGTGACCGCAGCCCTCAAAGCCGCTGTAGGGCGCTCTGTGAGTCACACGCTCGCCCTCGACGTATCCGCGTCCGGTCATTTCCATCTGCACGGCTTCATAGGCTGGCCCTCTGGCGACCTGTTCGCTTTGCGTGATGCTCTGAAGCCAGCGGCCGGCGAGTGGTCCCATAAGCACGGCGAACAGCATCAAATCCATCTGAAGAGCGATCAACAGGAGCTGAAGGGAAAAGAAATTTGGGACGTGTCCAAGCCCCTGACAGCGGGGTTCGGCTCCTACGGCTCGAAACAGGCCAAGCGCCTGCGCGCTGAGCTAAACCATTCCACACTCTATGCGTCTCCGGAAATAAAAGCTCGCGCCAAGGAAATCTATAACACTTCCCGGAATGAAAAGAAGCAGATCAAGACCAGAATCAAATCAATCAACGTTGATTTACAGTCAGAAAATACTGTCGGAACCTCTATTGTCAGCGAATCTAACATCAGCCTAGATACTCCGGAAATTCACTCAAACCGGAGTAAAGACTATGCAGATCGTATCGCTCGACACCTTCGCCAGCCTGTTTCTGGATATGGCTTCCGTCACGATCTCGCCGGGCGCTCGGCACACGGTGCTCGGCTTGCACCCGACGCTCGGAAGGCTGTCGTTCATCACGGTCGATCCGATGAACGGCGACGGCCTGTTGCTGCGGCTCGATCCAGACGCCCGCTACGAGCGCCGGCCGGGCGAAATGACCGCAAGAGAACGCGACGCCTTGGAGCAAAACAACGCCGTCCTATGATTCGGCCCAGCTCTACCCCGCAATGTCGGGGCGCTACAGGCCCGCCGGGCGCAGATTATCCCCTATGGCGATTCTGGCGTGGACAACCCGCCGGCAATAGCTTGAACAAAACAGGAACATCATTGCAGTTCCCTAAAATGCTGTTCAAGCTGCAATCGCCGGTGATCGGAAACGACCGGAACGCCGTGCAGGGCGTTCCGGTCATATTCTCCGCAACCGGCTGGCTCCCGGAAGGAAGCGAGGTTGGAAAATTTTCAACCTCGCTTCCAATCTCTTCGAAACGTCCGGCGATGCAAGCCGAATGTGACCACGACCCCGAAAATGCGGTTGAAGATTCTGGCGAGGCGCGAAGCTGCTTCGCTTACAGCTTACGCAGCACATCCGACTCCGGAAACGGGTGATACTTCAGCCGAGGCTCGCGACAGAGGGGCGGCTCTTTCGCCGTGCTCACCGGTTGACCGTCCTTCAACCGCACCGAGACGGCGGAGCGGCCCACATATCCGCCGGCAGCATTCTTCGAGTTGAACTTGACGCAGACCGCCTGCAACCCGGCGACAGAGTCACTCACCACGCTCGAAATCTCGACATCCCTGATCGAGTAAGGATCGACCAGATAATCACGCGCCGCATTGACGATGACCTTTCGCACTGCCGCTGACGGCGGCTCTTGTGTGGCGACAAGCTTGTCCATCTGTTCCGGCACCGACACGCAACCTGCCAGCACAGCGCCGACAGCCGACGCTGCAATCATCCTCAGAATTGTCACGATAGTCCCCAGCCCTAGCCAGCGCCGTTATTAGCGCACGATGCTACGCTAGGGCAGGGAGATTCGGGTTGTCGAGATGGCGCCTGAACGAAGTTCCTCAATTTCAAGGAAAGGCGCAGCATGGTTCAAACTTGGAAGACGGGAGAAGCAGGCGATCAGGCTTGCGAGACACCGGGTTGCGGTGCGGTCTACTCCGTCACGATCCATCGTTTCCCTCTGCGAGACAGTGACAGCTTTGATTGCGAGCGCTGTGGCAAACAGCTCGCGTCGTGGAATTCGACCAGCGTCCCAATGTTTAAGCTGAAGTCGGCACCTAAAGAGCCATTCGTGGCGCAATAGCTGGTCAACTGGGAGAGATGCAGATGGGAAACACGATAGTCATCAAGATGGAAGACCGAGGCGGCGCAACCGCGCTTGTCTGTCCGCGCTGCGACACCACAAACATCCACCACTCATCGGTCAAGGTTTATGATCGGGCAGAGGACGCCGCGTCGACTGTGGTGACAACGGTGAGGGACGGCTGCGCAGGCGTCGCAGCTACTGAATCAAGCAAGGCCGGCAATCTGTTGTAG